CAGTCACGGTTCAAGGCATCAGCGACGAAGAGCTACAAGCCCGCCTAGTACAAACCGGCACCGATGGTCGTGTTCGCCCACAAACACAAACACAGGCCACACCACCAGCTGGCGAAGGTAGCCCTTTGCCGTTTGCCACCAAAGACGATGATGGCAATCCTTTGCCAGGCACAGCCTCCACACAGCCTGGAGCAGCTGCCAACAGAGATGACAATACTCTGCCTAACAATCAAAGCACTGCGCAGATAATCAATGCCAGTTTTAATCAACGCATACGTCCTGAACCCAATGTGCTGGATGAATATGCCAGCTATACCTATGCTGTATCTTGGTACTTGCTAACTCCAGATCAATACAATGAAATGGTACGATCACAAAAAAAGAACTGCGCCAGTTGGCAACTTTTGATGCAGAGCGGAGGAATACCCACGGCTGTGGCCGGAAGCAATGGCAGCACGGCCTCTGCAGGAAGAAATCGCTACTTCCAACTAGACTATTACATGGATGAGTTAGAGATTGACAGCCTGGTACCTCTCAAAGGCAGTGGCGCAGCAAACACAGCCACAGACATCAAGTTTCGTGTGACTGAACCCAACGGATTGACCTTGATTGACAATCTCTACAAAGCTGTCAGCAACTTGTACAAGCAAGCCAATGTTGGTCCCAATGCCAACTATCCCATGGCACAGTATTGCCTGGCCATTAGGTTTTATGGTTACAATGAAAATGGTGAACTAGTGACCACAGGCCGCAGAGGCACCAACGGAAAGACCAATCTCACTGATCCTAGAGCCATAGTTGAAAAGTTTTACCCATTTGTGATTACCAACATCAAGTTCAGAATACCCAAGGACCGTGTGGTTGAATACGAAATATCAGCCAAACCCATACCACATTTTTACAACAAGAGTCAAGATCGTGGTACCATACCATTTGCATTTGAGTTGGTTGGCGAAACTGTGAAACAGGCCTTGGTTGGCAAACCAGTGGGCACAGTTTACCCTGGCAGTCCCGGCGAGCGTAGAGACACGCCTACTCCTAACACCAGCGCACCATCCAATGTGGGCGCGGTCGTAAACGACAATGGTAGTTTTACTGGCGAGACCGACGCTGGTTCAATTTCTTCAGTGCTGGGAGCCTGACATGGCCAACCGAATCAGTGACGCTGAACTTGACACTTTCCTGACCAATGCCGCGGCCGGCGATTCACGACAGTCTGGTACCATTGGCGCGGTCAGTGCTGCCGCCGGCAACAACACTGGCAGTCAATCAGCACCCGCCAAGGCATCAGCAGCTCCCAGCAAAAGCAACGACGTGTTCACAGGCTTGGCCGAAGCCTTGAACACATTTCAGCGCAGATTAGCAGACCCTAAAGATCCCAAAAGAAAATACGAAGTAGCAGACGAATATGTGTTTGAGTTTGCTCCACAGACCTTGGGAGATGCCACACTGAAACGGCAAGGCACCACAGACAAAAGCAAAACACCCATGCAAAAGCAGACACCCGCAGGGTTGAGTCCAGCCACCAATAGTGTCAACAGCAAGGCCAGCACAATACCGGTATCTGCTGGTATGCAGATTATACAATTTATTGACCAGATCATGCGGTCAAGTTCCTACATCACTGATCAACAGTTGTACATCGTTGATCCAGTGACTCAAGAAACCAAACCCAATCCCAATCCGCCCGGAGGAACAGTGGCCTGGTACAAGGTCAGTGTAAAAGCCGAACAGTTGGCCTATGATGCCAAGCGTAGAGATCATGCCTATAGGATGACATACATAATCAGTCCATATGCCATCAACAGCCTGCCCAGCGATTGGTTTCCAACCACACGATATCGCGGTAGTCATAAAAGCTATAACTATTGGTTTACTGGAGCCAACACACAGATTATAAACTTTGAACAAGAGTACAATAATCTTTACAGACTTGTCATCAGCGGTTTGGACGTTCCAGCACAACGAGCTCGCACTGATTTCAGAGATCAACAACGTAGAACTTATTTGCCTGCCAGTGAAAATGCTGCCAAAGGCGCAGATGGTTACACCAACGAAGCCGGCGACAATGCGTCCAGTTATTTGTACAGTCCCAGTGACCAGGCCAAAGCTCGATTGCGAATTGTGGGCGATCCTGCCTGGATGCAACAAGGCGAAGTGTCAGCAGGAATCAGCGCCTCTAATTTTAATTTCAGCCCGTTCAACGATGATGGAACCATCAACTATGACAGCCAAGAAGTGGTGTTTGATATTTCGTGGAATGCGCCGGCCGATTATGACTTTAACACAGGACTCGTGGATCTTAATCGTAGCAACTACAAACCCGATGGCAGTTACAGCACTCAACCACAAAACAACTTTACCTACACAGCCATCAAATGTAAAAACATATTCAGCAAAGGACGTTTTGAACAAGAACTTGAAGGCCGACTGTTGGTAGAGTTTGAAAAGAACAAACAACCAACTGATGCTGGTCGACCCACAGGCAACAATGCAGCCACCACTGGTAACACTCGTCCTGGCAATCTCACATCTGCAGTCAGTGATCAATGGATAGATGTCAATGGTCTGCAAGTGTCACGCGATGATGTGACACCAGATCAGGATACCGGGCAAGAAGATGGTGCTCCAACCTTGTTGAACAGTCCAGATCCACTACCGCCCACCAGTGACGCCAGTATAGATACATATGATGCTGGATTGGCCGATGCCACTCAGCCTGGTACTGCAGACAGTCCTGTTCAACAAAATATGAATAGAGAGACATAATGAGTGAAAATATTGAACGCAGTCGCGGACAACCAAAGAATTATAAATTTGATCGCGGCGGAAGCCCCACAGAATTTGGACCCTTTATAGGCATGGTCATGAACAACATCGACCCTACACGCCAGGGCCGCCTACAAGTTTACATTGAGCAGTTTGCAGGGCCAGATCCCAAAAACAGTCAACTATGGCGCACGGTCAGTTATTGTCCACCTTTCTATGGTGCCACACCCAAGGGTGGCACAGCTGGCACTGGCACTTACCTTGATGGCAATCAACAAAGCTATGGCATGTGGTTTACTCCACCCGACATTGGTGTCAATGTGCTGTGTTTCTTTGTAGCAGGAGATCCCAATCAAGGATATTATTTAGGATGCATACCCGAACAAGGTATCAATCACATGATTCCAGCCATAGGTGCTGTGCCCAGGAATTTGGCAAAAACAGCCAACAAAAATCAGGACACTTATTTTGCAGATGCTCCTTTATTGCCAGTCACAGAGATCAATGACGCCAGCAAGGCCATCAACGAAAGTCCAAGATTTTTTGATCAACCCAAACCTGTACACAGTTATGTGGCCGCTGCTTTGTTCCAACAGGGCTTGGCCAATGATCCTGTGCGTGGACCTATCGGGTCCAGCAGCCAACGTGAAAGTCCCAGCAGTTGCTATGGTATCAGCACACCCGGCCGAGCCATTTATCAAGGTGGATTGGGCACTGGGCCCGGTGGCGAAGCAGGCATAGTGCAAGAACTGCCTAGTCGTAAACCTGAAGATGTCAAAGTCATATCCAGACGAGGTGGTCATACTCTGGTCATGGATGATGGAGATTTGGCCGGAAACGACAGCCTTATACGCATACGCACCAGCAAAGGTCATCAGATTACCATGAGTGATGATGGCAACTGTTTCTATATCACACATGCCAATGGTCAGGCCTGGATTGAACTAGGACAAGAAGGCACTGTGGATGTGTTCTCAACCAACAGCGTGAATGTGCGCACCAAGGGCACTATCAATCTGCATGCCGACGAAGACATCAACATGTACGCAGGTAAAAAAATCAACTTCAAAAGCGTGGAAAAGTTCAACATCCAAAGCGATGATGACATTGCGATGGCCTGCAAGAAAAATCTTACCTTGTTTGCCACCACACAGATAGGTGTCAAAAGCAACGGAACCCTAGCACTCAAAGGCAAAAACAGCAGCCTAGAGTCGCAGGCAGCACTGAATCTCACCGGCAATCCGATCAATCTCAACGGTGGCGGTGGTGCTCAGGTTCAAACACCTGCGGGCCTGACCAAAACTGTTATGCCCGACACTGAATTTAACTCCAGCACAGGATGGGTGGTCAATGCCACAGGTTTAGAAAGCATAGTCACTCGAGCTCCCACACACGAACCTTATCCTTATCATAATCAGGGAGTATCAGTCAGCGTGGCCCTGGAAGAAGGACAAACTACACCACCGCCGGGTGCGCCCGACGTACCCGAAGGATATACTATAACCAGTACCACATGAGCAAGTTTGAATACACTTTACCTTCTGGCGCAAAGTTCGTGGTCGATGGACCTGCATCGGCTACCCAAGATCAGGCTGATCGTGTGTTTTATGAACAGGTGGCCAGCGGCAGTTTGATTGGATATACTCCCGGACAAACTCTAACCAGCTTGGCCACAAGATTGACCAAGTTTGAATTAAGTCGTTTAGAAAGAGGCACAGCCGGTGTAGACACAGTCATAGTGTATGCTATTTCTCCAGAATCTCCACAAGGAGTCACTACCATACAGTTGACGTCGGACACCACCACACAGACCCTGCTGTCTGCTGTGCAAAATCTACCGGTTCCTGCCAGCATGCCGTCGTTGAGCAATGTGCCGTTAACAGATGCCATTGACGTGGCCGACATAGTCTTGATTCAAGGAGATGACCTTGAACCCAGGACTGTAGGACCTCTGAATCCTTTCCAGGTCAAAAAACTCCTGGCACAAATATCTAGTATAGTCAATCAAGAGTCTGATCAGTTGAGTCTAGACAAAGGCATTGGGCGGTTTGGATTCACTGCGTATTCCTTGGAGCAAACAGGCTATGTCAAGCCAGGCACCAGCATAAAATATTTTTCTACCAGTACTGAAAACTTTGTAGCGGTCATGAGCAGTCCCAGTGTATGGACCGGCCGAGATGGCATTCGTTCCTTGGACGACTTGTTGGCCAGCCCTGAAACACAAAACAAGATACAAGTAGAAATCATGCAACAGAGCTATCAGCAACTGACAGCTTTGGGAGCCATAGTAGAACCGCCCAACCCCGCGGTGTCCTTGTCCACAGGCCAGGTATATACCAACGCAGGATTGGTTTCAGTGGGATCTTTGACTGGCACCAATGTTCGCGACTCTGGCAGTTTATTTGGCGGACTTAATCGTTCAGATGTGGCATTGAATCTTTCGACCATTGGTTCTGGAACAGTCAATCGATTGTCGCCTGTTGTAGGCGATGTGTCTAAGCTACAACTGGACGGCGTGATACAAGGTGTAACCGGTAGACTCAACGGAGACATAGGATCATTGGTCGCAAACGCCAGCAAGTTTGGTCCTCAGGCCACAGCCTTGTGGGCCAAAGCAGGAAATCTTAGTTTAAACAGTCTTGGATCCTTGACCACCGGAGGTTTAAATACATTAGGAAATCTCACAGGACAAGGTGTTAACGCTATTACAGGTTCATTGAGTGGTGGATTCAACAATATCTCAACCAGCTTGACCAACCTGATACCACCAAATTTAAGCAATCTTACCGGTAGTTTGAATGTGCTTGGCAAAGCTGGCAGTTTTGCCACAAACTTTGCCAACCCATTGTCAAGTTTGAACAACATTGGGGGCGCCTTGCAAGGACAACTCACTGGAGCTCTGGGCAATCTACAAGGACAAGCTACCGCGGCTCTGGGAAATCTACAAGGACAAGCTACCGCGGCTCTGGGCCAAGCTCAAGCTCTGGCAGGCAATCTGGCCAACTTGTCTTTGCCCGCTAACCTTTTTGGCGGAGCAGGGGATCTAGTATCGGGCACACAAATCGTTGCCGGGTTCAACAACACGGTTAATCGCAAGACTCTGGATGCAGCATTCAATCGCATACTGGGCAGCACCAAGATTCCTGTACCTGTGTACGAATATCCCAGCTTGCCCAGCGTGTCAGCTCGCTTGGACATTGCCCAGGCACAGAATTTCTTGTCAAATATTCAAGGACAAGGGCAGGCTTTACTGGGGCAAGGGCAGGCGATTGCAAGCCAAGCGCAGGCGCTCGGAGGCCGGTTTTTAGGATAAAGTAAATACATCATGACCACATTTGTCGGATTCAATACCATAGATCAAAATAAAAAGTTTACCTTGGTTGACTTTGAGTTAATCAAGCGTGACCTTTTGAACGCATTCAACATACGTCAAGGACAAAAAGTGGGCAAACCTGCTTATGGCACTGTGATCTGGGATTATGTGTTTGAAAATCAAACCATAGAAACCGAGCGCGGCATAGTGGCCGAAATACAGCGTGTAGCCGGTGGCGATCCTAGAATCTATATCAATCAAGTTGATCTGTTCCCGCAGGAAAATGGTGTGTTGATACAGTTAGAAATCACAGTTGTACCCAGCACCAATGCCGAGCGTCTCAGCATATTCTTCGATCAAACACAGCGTAGAGCCAGCTACGTTTAACTACGCCGTTTTTGATTTCCATAAATAATAAAAACACAGGAAGACCATGGCCAAGACCACTAGACAAACCGCGATATTTGGTGTAGAAGATTGGAAGCGAATCTATCAGACCTATCGCGAAGCAGACTTTCAAAGCTATGATTATGAGACCCTGCGCAAGAGTTTTGTGGACTATTTGCGCCTGTATTATCCAGAAACATTCAACGATTACATTGAAAGTTCAGAGTTTATTGCCTTGCTTGACGTCATGGCATTCATGGGCCAGGCCCTGGCTTTCCGCACAGATTTAAACACAAGAGAAAACTACCTAGACACAGCTGAACGCAGAGATTCAGTGATAAAACTGGCCAACTTGGTCAGCTACACACCCAAACGCAATACCTGTGCATCGGGTTATCTCAAAGTATTTTCAGTTCAAACTACAGAAAATGTGGTGGACTACAACGGAGTAAATTTGGCCAATGTCACAGTGAACTGGGCCGATCCCAGCAACTTTGATTGGCAGGAACAGTTTACGGCCATTATCAATGCCAGCTTGGTAGACACACAACGCATTGGCAATCCTGGTGCAAGAAACAATATACTTGGAGTGCGTACTGACGAGTACACAATCAATCTCATACCTGGATTCCTGCCAGTGATTCCTTATACTGCCACTGTGGACGGAATCAACATGCCGTTTGAAGCTGTCAACTCTGCGGCCACAGGAACCGAAGGCAACAAGGTCATCGAAGAACCCAGTCCCTTGCACAATGGCAGATTCAATATTTTGTTCCGCAATGACGAGCTGGGCTTTGCGTCAGCCAACACCGGATATTTTTTCCTGTTCAAGCAAGGCGTTTTACAAAATCATGATTTCAACTTGCCTGAGCGTGTGGCCAACCGCACAGTCAACATCAACATCGAAGGCATCAACAACACCGACCGTTGGTTGTACCAGCTGGACAATCTAGGCAATGTTGCTAGAGAATGGAACTTTGTTGAAAGCGTTTATGGTGCTGCGGTTGAACAATTGGCCCCAGGTACAAGAATCATATACAGCGTCACGAGCCGAAGCAACGATCAAATCACGCTAAACTTTGGCGATGGAGTGTTTAGTACCATACCGGTGGGCCTGTTCCGTGCTTATGTGCGTGCCAGTAATGGCCTGCAGTATATCATCAATCCCGAAGAGATGCAGAGCGTACAGATTCCTATCAGCTACGTGAGTCGCACTGGTCAGATTGAAACTGTTACCTTTACCTGTGGTATCACCAACCCTGTGAGCAATGCCGAGGCACGCGAGACCATACAAGAAATCAAACAACGTGCTCCGGCTCGTTACTACACACAGGATCGCATGGTCAATGGCGAGGACTACAACAACTTCCCATTCACGGCCTACAACAGTATTTTGAAGAGCAAGGCTCTCAATCGGGCCAGCATTGGTACCAGCCGTTACTTGGATCTAGTTGACGGCACTGGCAAATACAGCAGTACCAATATATTCAGCAGTGACGGAGCCCTGTACGAAGCCAACAACTTGCCAGCATTTCAATTCACATGGTTGACCAACAACGATATTTCAAATGTGATCACCAATCGCATGACTCCTTTGCTGATCCAGGCCGGTGCAAAACAGTTTTACTATGCCAACTACGACCGCCCTTTGTTGAATACCTTGGGAGTGACCTGGAAGGAAAGCACTTCTTTGGCCAACGAAACCACAGGATATTTCAAAGACATTGACGGTGATCCGGTGAGCATTGGCACATTTGCTACCAACAATATGAAGTATGTCCGAGTAGGAGCCCTGGTCAAATTTGTGCCACCCAACGGATATTATTTTGATGCCGACAATCGTTTGCAGGTGGGTGTGCCTACTCGTGCAGATGAAAAACTAGTGATCTGGGCCAGTCCCACAGCAGTATATGTGGACGGAACCAATCAAGGTCTTGGCAATCTACCCAACGGACAAGGGCCAGTGGTATTGAACAACTTTGTGCCCACAGGTGCTGTTGCAGACCAAGTTATTCCTTTGTTTGTCACGGAATTTTCCACCAGTCTGCAACAAAGCATCCTTGATCAGATTGTGCTCAATCAAAATTTTGGATTGGGATATGCCAACGTAGATATCAGCACTCCCCAAGGTACATCAATTCCAGCCGGTACCTGGTATCTTATTCCTGCTGCTAATCTAGCGCCAAGTACGGCTGCCTGGAATAATACCAATGCTGGCACCAATGTTGTTGGACAACAAGATGCTTCATGGTTCATACAAGCCACCACCGACGGACAAAACTACACTGTGGTCTGTCGCAACCTTAACTACTATTTTGGCAGCGTGTTACAAACTAGATTCTTCTATTATGGAGATCAAAAGATCTATGACAGCCGCACAGGCACAGTGATCAGCGATTTCATCAATGTACTAAAGAGCAACAGCAGACCCAACAGCAATTTGCCATTGCCGGGCGACAAGCGACTCAAGATCATTGGACAACCAGTGGAAAGCGACGGCTATGTGGATGACTTCCAGGTCCTGGTCAGTTTCGAAGACACCGACAGCGATGGAGTCCCAGATGATCCTGATTTCTTCCAAGAAATCGTTGGAATCGTACCAGATCCTGTGAATGCCAACACACCCTGGGTGTTCTTGCAAGAAACTGTGGACTTTGACAATCTACAACGCTATCTCTTGGTTGAACCTGGCATAGTCAACAGCAGTTTTCCTACCTTGGACAGCATTGAACTGGTCAAGGAAGAATTTCTGCCAGGCAAGGTATTTTATGCCTACAGCGATGAAAATTTTTACACCTTGGTCTTGAATGCACAAGGCATCAGAGAGCTGATTCAAAGTACAGAGTTTATCGCCAGATACGGAAGACAAAGTCTGTACTTCCAATACAGACACAACAGTCCATTGACCTCCAGATTGGATCCTGGAAGCACCAACATCATTGACATATATTTGGTCACCAGATCTTATTACACCGCATATCAAAACTGGATCAAAGACAGCACAGGAACAGTGGCTCAACCCACTCCTCCTACCATTGATCAGTTGACCACAGAATATCAAGGACTACAAGAATACAAGATGATCAGTGACAACATGATCTTGAACAGTGTGGAGTTTAAACCCTTGTTTGGACAAAAGGCCGCCGAAGAACTGCGGGCCACGATCAAAGTTATTAAATCTGCACAAAGCACGGCCAGTGTCAGCGAAATCAAAAATCTAGTTGTGGCCAACATGGATGCCTACTTCAGTCTTGACAAGTGGGACTTTGGCGATACATTTTATTTTTCAGAACTGGCTGCCTACATACACAGCCAGATTGGTGATGTGGTCTCCAGCGTGGTCCTAGTACCACTCAACCCACAAAAATACTTTGGCGACCTGTATGAAATCAGATCAGCACCCAATCAGATCTTTGTCAACGGTGCCACAGTCAATGACATAGAAGTGATCCAGGCCTTGACCAGCACCAACATCAGGACTGCTCCTGGTAGTGGAGTAATCTAATGGCACGAGTTCGCACAGTTGAATTCTTACCAGAGATCTTTCAGACTCCTGCTACACGTCAATTTCTCAATGCTACCCTGGATCAGCTGGTGCAAGAACCAGCCTTTGAAAAAACACAAGGTTTTGTTGGACGCAAAGTAGGACCCGGTGTTAATCCCATAGACCGCTATGTGATTGAACCAACCAAATCTAGGAATGACTATCAGTTGGAACCAGGCGTGATTAGTCTGGAGCCAGATACCAACAATATCATTGACGCCATAACATATCCAGGTATCAATGATGCATTGCAACTGCAAGGCGCTTTTACCAACAACGCTGATCGCTTGTATGCCAGCGAATATTATACCTGGGATCCATTTGTAGATTTTGACAAGTTTGTCAACTACAGCCAATACTACTGGTTGCCACTTGGACCCGACGATGTGGATGTTTTTTCCACTGGTGTGCCACTTACTGACAATTTTGTAGTCACCAGAGAAAACGGTGTTTATACATTCAGTGGAGTGGGCGGAGAAAATCCTGTACTGAACTTGGTGCGTGGAGGCACCTACACTTTTCAAGTGGCACAAAACGCCAAAGAAAGTGAAAATTTCCGTGTACAAAACAATGGCAACACTTCGTATCTGATTGATCGAATAGCCAATCAAACATTGACTTTGGTACGTGGAAACACCTACACTTTTACCATGGATTTGAGTGGGCTCTACCCATTCTTTATCAAGACTCAGCCTAGCCTGGGCACTACCAACCAATACAATCAAGGAGTCTCCAACAACGGTGCTGTGACCGGAACTATCACGTTCACTGTGCCGCAAGACGCTCCTGACACTCTGTACTATGTGAATCCCACACAGTTTGGTATGCAAGGTATCATGAACGTGATCGATGGCACGCCCGGTACCGGTCCAGGATTTTGGATCCAGACAGATCCCGGAGTCAATGGCTTGATTCCTGTCACCCCTAATATAAGTTCTAGAAATGTGTTGGGAGTCAGCAACAACGGAGAAGATCTGGGTACCATT